TTGCTTTTGTGAGGCCTACCATTGCCCGTGAGTTCTGGACTTCAATATCACCTACACTAACCACTGGTGGTAAGGCAATTATTACATCAACACCTAACTCAGATGAAGATCAGTTTGCCCTGCTATGGAAACAGGCCAACAAGTGTGAGGACTCACATGGTAATCCTACAGAATTAGGTGTCAACGGCTTTAAAGCATATAGATCATATTGGAATGAACATCCAGATAGAGATGAGAAGTGGGCAGAAGAAGAACGTGGCAAACTAGGTGATGAACGTTTCCGTCGTGAAATGGATTGTGAATTTATTATCAATGATGAAACACTGATAGCCCCTACAAAGTTAATTGACCTGCAAGGTATAGAACCTATTGAACAAATGGGACAGGTACGTTGGTATGAAAAACCTAAAAAAGGTGACATGTATGTAGTATCCTGGGATCCTAGTCTAGGTACAGGTGGTGACTATTCAGCTATGCAGGTTATTAACGCTAATACAACAACACAGGTAGCAGAATGGAAACACAATAGAACTACTATACCTGAACAGGTTCGTGTATTTGTTGAAATTATTAAACACATTAACGAGTCTGTAGAAGATCAAAACTCAATATACTATTCTGTGGAAAATAATACTCTAGGTGAGGCGGCATTGATCAGTTTAGCAGAGTTTGGCGAAGAAAACATTCCAGGTATATTCTTAAGTGAAACTAAAAAGATGGGCACTGGTAGACGTTTCCGTAAAGGATTTAACACTACTAACAAGTCAAAAATATCAGCATGTGCTAAGTTTAAGAACTTAGTAGAGTCAGGCAAGTTTAAGATTAAGTCAAGACCTTTAGTCAGTGAACTTAAAAACTTTGTAGCACACGGTACAAGTTATGCGGCCAAACCTGGAGAGCATGATGACCTAGTTATGGCTACTGTGTTAGGTGTGCGTATGCTACAACAACTACAAGAATATCATAAAAACATAGGTGATAATTTACGTGATCATGATGACGACATAGTAGAACCTTTGCCGTTTATTATGATCTAAGATAAATACACTTATGATATCATTAGAAATTACAAGACAAAAATTATACGATTTACTAGTTGCTAAGAGTTTTGATTTAACTACTCGTGACGCAAAAGGTAAAGAAACGTCAGATCCTACACAAGCAGACCTATTCTCTTTTAACTACAAAGTTGGTGATCGTAACTACGGTACGGTGGTTGTTACTATTAATCCATCAGGTGAGTTAGAAGTATTTTACGGTGATGTGCTTGGTAAAGGTATGGATTCAGAAGATAAAACTGATTGGTATGATTTCTTATATCAATTAAGACACTTTGCTAAACGTAACATGTTAGAGTTTGCTCTTAAAAACATGAACAAACTAAAGTATGCTATGCAGACTATGGCACAGGTCACTGAATCTAAATACTATGGATTTAAGAAGACATCATATACAAAACCCACCAAAGAAGCAAAACTTAAAATAGTACATTCAAAACCAATTGATGAAGAACAAGGTGATCAACGTTATAGAAATGTAGCGGCCTTATTTGTAGAAACAGCAGATGGTGAGCGTTTCAAACTACCATTTACTAAACTATATGGTGGTCGTGCTATGGCAAGACACGTATCAGAAGGTGGTAATCCATATGACGCATTTGGTCAATACATTTGTGAATTAGTCAGTGATATTAATACATTAAGCACTTTTACAAGATATGCACGTGGACATGAATGGCAAGATTCAGAAACAGCAGGTCTAGCAGAACGTGGCCTTAGACACTTTGGGGACATTAAACGTAAAGTTAAATCAATGATTGGTAAACGTGGATATCATAAAGCATTTGAAGAATTTAGCACTACAGACAAACCACAACAAGAAGTTGTAGAACGTGTGCGTGAATTATTCACAGAAAGATTATTAGATCAAAGAGTAGAGTCAGCAATACCAGTGTTGGCTAAACTTGAACTAGAGGGTAAGTCAATGAAAGAAATTAACGAATTTGAACAGTGGGCAGAAGACATGTCCTACGATGTAAACGAGGGATTTGATCCTGATTCATGGGAAGGCGAAATGGAATGGGAATTCGCTGGTGACGACGGTGAACCAGGCTACGGTGGTGTACGCTACACAGTAGTTGTTGATAAAGAACAAAATAAAGCATTTGTAGATCCTAAATCATTAAATGCTTGGTGCAACGGTGATGGCAATAACAAACTAACAGACGAATGGTGTACTAGCATGGTACAACCAGGTGGTGAGTTACACGACGAAGCATTACTAGCGGCTCAGGAAGATGTGGACGCTGAATGGGACGCAAGAGATGCAGACGTTCCAATGGAAGACAAAGAATATGAATGCCCAACTTGTCGTGGCGCAGGCGATTGGCGCGATGAAGAACATAAAAAACATGATTGCCCAGACTGTGATGGCGAAGGCAAGTATGTTGATGTTGATGATCTGGAAGAGGATAAACCATTTAGTTATGGCCCAGTGACCCTAAAAGCACCATTTGATCCCGAGCTTCACAAACTTATACAAGATTATAAGGGATCAATTAAAGTTCTTAGTTGGACTAGCTATCAGGATGGTAATGATGCTATTTTACTAAGAAAAGGCAATGAACTTGTTTTTGCTTCGGAGTATGGTGCCTTAGATCCAAAAAGTTTGTATAAAAAGGGAGAATCTGCCTTTGAAAATCTTTGGGCGACCTGGACCGATGGAGCAAAACGAAAGGTTAACGGTGTTATTCATTGGAAAAAAGCGGAAGACTTTCAAGACTGGTATTCAAACTCAACAGACCCTCTAAGAAAACTTATTAAATTTGGCAATAACCTATATGAAGAATTAGAAGAAGGTAAAATGAAAGATCTGGCACTAGACTTAGAAGAACTATCAGACCAAGAGTTTGAAGAAAAGTATCAAAGCAAAAAGTCAGATTGGGATGAAGTTAAAACACCTGGACTAAGACAAGATCCAAGTAAACCAGCATACGTCAAGAAAGACCAAAAACCAAAAGATTGGGCACAGGCTATGATGGCAGACGATGTAGAGGTAACAGAAGAATACGCACCTTCAGTGGGTGATCAAATTGTTACAGGTAAAGGTACAAAAGGTACTGTTGAATCAGTAACTGATGAATCAGTTGAGTTCAGAACAGAAACTGGTAAACTGTTAAGAACAAAAATTTCAAATGTACAACCTGATGCTGTAAACGAAGATGACTTTGAAGAAGGTAATGAGTTTACAATGGCTCTTGCTAACGCTAAACGTGATGGCAAAAAAGAGTTTGAAGTAGATGGTAAAGTATATAAAGTAGAAGAAAACTACGCTGAGAGATTAAGAACATTAATCAATTGGTAAACATGTAATTGACAAACCCTCAAAGAAAGCACATAATTTAGTTTATGTGCTTTTTTTATGACTGTTTGGTAAAATATACCAATATTATCGTTGACGAGATAAATAAATTATATTACACTATTATAGTGTTTTATTAGGCACATTTTAAGGCAAAACATTATGGCACATAAAGGAGAAATACACTATGGCAAGTTTAGCAGATATTAGAGCAAAATTACAGGCCGCGGAAAGCAACCAAGGTCAACAAAATCGTTCAAGTGGCGGTGATAACGCAATTTATCCACACTGGAACATCAAAGAAGGTGATTCAACAACAGTAAGATTCCTTCCAGACGCAGATCCAAACAACACATTCTTTTGGCAAGAACGTAACATGATACGTTTACCATTCAACGGCGTTAAAGGCGAAATGGATAATAAGAACGTATTAGTTCAAGTACCATGTATAGAAATGTGGGGTGATTCGTGTCCTATTCTAGCAGAAGTTAGAACATGGTTTAAGGATTCATCACTGGAAGAAATGGGTCGTAAGTATTGGAAGAAGAAGTCTTACATATTCCAAGGCTTTGTTAGACAAAATCCATTAGCAGATGATACTACACCAGCTAATCCTATTAGACGTTTTATTATGAGTCCTCAGATCTTTACTATTATCAAGTCAAGTTTGATGGATCCAGATATGGAAGAATTACCAACAGATTACACAAATGGTTTAGACTTCCGTATAACTAAAACACAAAAAGGTGGCTATGCTGATTATACAACATCACAATGGGCAAGAAAAGAGTCTGCATTAACAGAAGCAGAACAGGCCGCAGTTAACGAACATGGCTTATACACACTTTCTGACTTCTTACCTAAGAAGCCAAGTGAACAAGAGCTTAAAGTTATGAAAGAAATGTTTGAAGCATCAGTAGATGGTAGACCATATGACGCAGAGCGTTGGGGTGCATATTACAGACCAGCAGGTATGATGATGTCATCACAGTCAGCACCAACTGATACAGCAACAACTGCACCTGTAGCAGAAACTGCTCCAGCACCTACTCCTGAGCCAACAGTTGCTCCAGCACCTGAAGTAGCAGTAGCACCAACACCTACTCCAGAACCTGTAGCAGAAACAGCGGCGGCACCAGCAGGCGGTTCTAAAGCAGAAGACATTCTTGCTATGATCCGTGCAAGAAAATCATAATAAGTAGTTATGACATTGGGCGGTAATTTAATTTTACCGCTCAATCTTTCTTTATAACTATTATTATGAAAATAGCAATTACAGGTCACACATCTGGCATTGGCCAAGCACTGGCACGTCAATATGAACAACGTGGGCATACCATTGTGGGTTTATCTAAGCGTGACGGTAATGACATACGCAACATACAACGCACAGCAGATTTAATAGAATCCTGCGACATGTTTGTTAATAATGCACAACATAACTTCGCACAAACAGATCTGTTGTTTGAAGTACATCGCAGATGGAAAGATCAACAAAAAGAAATTATAGTTATTAGTACTATGATGACCATGTCTGGTCCAATGAACAACGAACACATTCCTTACTATACACAAAAGATTGCATTAGAACATGCGTCGTTAGAACTAGCACAAACTAGTTTATGGCCTAAAATTACACTAGTCAGGCCTGGCGAAGTACACACAGGAGATCATAGTGGACCATTGGCTTTTAAAGATGTTAATACCTATGCTGAAACAATAATTAATATAATTGAAAGTGCACCTAAGGGTTTAAGAGTTTATGAGTTTAGTTTAGGTGTTGATTATGAATAAAAAAGATTATCTAACCAACAAACACTTTTGTCCAATTCCCTGGACTGGTTTTCAATATAACGGTAACGGAGATGTGTTAAATTGTATTCGTAGTCAAAAAGCAATTGGTAATCTTAAACGTGATTCTATACATGACATTATAAAAAATAATCAAAAAATTAGACAAGATATGCTAGATGGCAATCCAGGATATGGTTGTGATGGATGCTATAACCTTGAACAAGGTAAAAATAGATTCGATATTGCCAGTGATCGTATTTTTTATCTTAAAGAACTAAAAGATGTTCCGCTAACAACATACGAAGATAGTAATAATTTTGAATTGCACCAGATTGATCTGCGTTGGTCAAATGTGTGTAATCAAGCCTGTGTATATTGTGGACCACAATATTCAAGTAAATGGCAAGCAGAAAAGAAATTTAATTATTACATTGAACCTAGTAACGAAAGAATTACAGAACTTAAAGAATTTGTTTTTAGTAAAATTGATCAACTTAAACATGTTTATCTAGCAGGTGGTGAACCACTACTAATGAAAGAAAATGAACAACTATTAAAATTATTATTAGAACACAACCCAGATGTTAATATCAGAGTTAATACTAATCTAAGTAAAACAGGAACGCCTGTATTTGACTTAATTTGTCAATTTAAAAATGTACACTGGACCGTTAGTGTTGATGAAATAGAAGATGAGTTTGAGTATGTTAGATATGGCGGTAGTTGGCAAGACTTTTTAGCTAATCTTAATATTATTAATAAACTTGATCATAAAATAAGTTTTAATATGTTATGGTTTCCTTTAAATTTTAAAAGTATTTTTGCCACAGTTGACTACTTTAAACAACTAGGATATCACAATAACAGTTTTGTAATTAACACAATTAAAACACCACGACCATGGGATATAAGACATTTACCTAGCTGGGTGCTTAAAGAATTAGATCAAGAACTACAAAAAAGAATTGACGAACAACCAGGATATCTATTAGAGGATAGTTATCGTAATATGTTATCAAATATACAACAACCGTTTGATCGTAAACCAGAGATATTATTAAACGCTCTTAAAGAATTAGATCAACGCAGGGGCTTAGATAGTTGTAAATTGTTTCCGGAATTATACAAATGTTTACAAGACTAGACGACATATTATTTCCTAATCGTGTTGAAGTTTATGACTTTCATGAAATAAACAAATTCTTTTATCCTATTTTTAAATGCGGTAGCAGTACATTAAAAGAAATAGCAAAAGACCGAGGATTTAAAACTTTAATAAATGAACAAATAAAAGACTTAGATGAAGTTGATGTGTTTATTAGAAATCCTAAGGAAAGGTATATTAGTGGAGTGCAGAGTTATTTGTTTCATAACCCTGGTTTAGATATTGAAACTGTAAAACATTATTTAATACAAGGTATTATATTAGATAGACATTTTGCACATCAGTTTCAATGGATCGTTAACCTTGCTAGATATTTAAAACCCACAGCAAAGTTAAACATACATAGTATGGCAATGATGAATGAGTACTGTCGTAATATTAACTTAACGTCAGACAAAGATACATCTATAGATGTTACAGACATTGTTGAATCACCAGCACTGTCAGTATCTTTTAGTTTAGATCAACTTATATTAGATGAGCTAGTAGGACAAAGTTGGACCGTAAATCAAATAATGACACATCTTATGAATAGAAATCCAACAGCCTACTTTACTATTATTGGTAAAACACAACACCTAGCGGAGGTAAGTCATGTTCTGCCAAAGGTTTAAACACTTTGCTAGGTTAAATGAAGACGGCTCTGTTAGTCGTTGTGGGCATATGGTTGAAGCACCACGATTTAGTTCTTATGAGGAAATGGAATCTAGTACGTGGAATCAAGAACTACAACAAGCAGAAGCACACCCAAAAGAATGTGTACGCTGTCAAATAACAGAACAAACAGCAGGACAAAGTATCAGACTTGATACTGATAAGCGACATAAACTATTAAAAGGCTTTAGAGATGATTACTTAATTATAGGTGGTGTGTTAGATAATGTCTGTAACTCTGCTTGTCAGTTTTGTTATGAAGGATTATCAACTACAATAGGTAGTTTAAAAAAGAACATAATCAAACTAGAAAATGTTTCAGCGTTTGATTCACTACCACAAGAACAAATAGTTGAATTAGATATAAACGGTGGCGAACCAAGT